CTAATATGCTTGCGAGCTTGTTCAAGGTCTTTTTCCTTTACTGCATTTTCGATTCCACTTTGATGATCAACTTCTTTTTGAGCTTCTTGGCGCTCTTTCATTTCTTTTGTATTCTTAGCGCCGAATACGTTATTGATTGCTGCGAATATTCCAGATACTGCTGAAAGTAATGCTGTTAATATTCCAGTTGGCATGATTACTCTACGTAACTTGCTGTGGCATCTTTACATCCAGATGCAATAGCGTTAAGTACCTTTACTGCAAGAGCACCATTTCCATCTAGTCTAGCAAATTGTTGAGCATAAAGATCTTTGATTACAGTAACATAATTCGCCCAATGAGTTTTTTCACTTGGAAGATAGTCATTAAGAGCTTTTTGAAGTTGCGCTGGAGTTGGAGTACTTCCAACGGTTAATGCTTCTACAATTGCTGCAACATTGTTTATCATTTTGGCTTTTTCAATTCTATCATCTCCAGAAGTGGCTTGATCAAGAACAACTGTGCAAGCTAATACAACTGCTGGTTTAACATAAGGAAGAGTATTTTCAACGCTTGTTGCAACATCAACTTTTCCAGTATTGGTTGTAGCACAAGCTCCAAGAAATACGCTCAAAAGAGCAACTGCGGCTAATTGTAATTTATTCATATATTTTCTCCAGTTCTTTTTTCTGCTTCGATTGTTTGAGGAATCGTTCCACCTGTTACTGCTGCATCTTTTACTGTTAATGCAAAAACTATACCAGAAACAACTGCAACTAATTTTGAAATTCCAATTATATAAACTTCTGCTACGTCTGGAAGAAATGCTACCAATGAAGGATCAGAGTGAATTGCTATTGCAGTAGTAATTGCTATTACTGTGGTAACTCCAGAAGTGGAAGATCTCCAATTGGCGCCAAAGATTTTAGATAGCATAGTTTTCATAAAAGATTACACATTATTATAATAATATATAATTTTAAAATCTAATAATTAAACGTAAAAATACGCACCAACATTGACTGCTAAACCAGAGGCAAGATTATTAGACCCAGCATTAAAATTAGTTTGATAATAAAAAGACACATAATCTCCAGATTTTATTGATATATTTAAATTTCCAGTAGAATTATTATACATTATATTTGAGCTAGGGATATTTATTGCAGATGTAACTTGAACTCCAGCGGATTGATCATCAGCTAATGCATTATTTCCAAAATTTTTAAAATATCCAGTCATTGCATTACTTGGGGTTGGTGTGTTAGTTTTTGCAATACTAGTCCATGCAACTTTTCTTAAATAACAGTCTTGGAGCATTTGAACTCTTCTTTTCTCGTTGTTAGTTAAACTAACTGGATCAATATCCATTTGTGGTCCAAAATAATAATATTGTGATCCAGCTGTTGTATTATTTCTTATGTGTCCAAAATTCATTATAAATGGAGTAGATCCACTTAAAAGAACTCCTGTGCCGCCTACTGTTAAATTACCACTAACAACATTTATTCCAGAATTATCTATTCTTGCTATGGTTCTATTTTGTGTTGTGCCTCCAATCTGAAATTCAATATATTTATTGGGCGTTTGAGTTGCAATATCTAAATTTCCACCATTTATAAATAGATAACCATCATATCCAGTACCGTTAGTAAATCCTGCATCGTTGTATCCAAGATTATTTATTCCAAGGTTAATAAAGTTGGTACTATCGTTTCCATTATTAGCTGTAATAACTAAATCTGCTGTAGCATTAGTTCCTGAAGCTGTATTTTGTATATTTAATTGAAGATAAGTATTTCCACTACCAACTACTGAAAGAGGATTATTGGGCAAACGTAATGGTGCTGCACCAGAAAGTGAAAATATTCCAGAACTAGTAAAAATTTTAACACCACTAATAGTTTGATCACCAATATTGTAAACAAGATTGGGAGCGCTAACTGGATTTGTTAAAACTACATTTCCACTTGTTATAGTTACGTCAACTCCAGAAAGTGAAAGATTATCGATATTATTTAAATCAAGATCATTAAAAATACTAGTTCCAGAAACTCGAAGATTATTTACAGAAAGAGCATTAAAAAAACCAGTACCAGTAACATTAAAAACACTATCAATTAAATAAATATCTGTACCACTTACTACTATTTGACCAATGTTATTAACATTTATTCCTGTACTGCCGCCATATGTTAGAATAAATTCATTTGATTCAATAACATTTTGCACCAATCCTGATAATTCAGGTTGGTCTAATTGCTTAACTCTAATTAAATTATTGGCCATATTATTACTCTAGTTTTTTACTATGAAAAAGAATACTTGCAACATATGTATCTATATTATGTTCTGCTGCAATTTCATGAATATTATTGATGATGTCTTGATTTTTATCTTTTGGATTATCAATATATTCTTTTGCTACAGTTTCCCAAATTTCTGGATTTTCATTAGCTATAATGATTTTAGTTATTTCATTTGCAACTTCTTTTTGTTGACGAGATAATTTTCTTAATAAATGCTTTTCTCTTAATGAAGATTCTACTTTATCTTGGAGTTTTGAAGCAAGAACGAAATTATTTTTAATTTTTTCAATATCAAAAAATGTCGCTTTAGATTGTTTGCCTTGTCCAATTGGATTAACGTTTTTAGTTGCTTGAGGAGTTCCTGTAGATCCAGATGGTCTACCTGCTTCACCCATTTTAGCGCCACCAATAAGTGGTTGATATAAGCCCTGATCTTTTAATTCTCTAAATTTTTGTTGAGAAGAAATTGAATCTTGTGGTTCTGGCAATCTTCCAGTTCCTATCGCTTGAATTCCTTCTTCTGGAGTTAACACCCCAAGTTCAACAAGTCTTGTGTATACTCTTGAATATTGAATATCATCTTTAAGATCAATATCGTCAAATTCTGGTGTTGGGTAATTTTTGAATCCAATATCTTTACTAATTCTTCTTATTTCTGGAATTAAAAATTCATTTAAAAATGTTTGGCGAGCCTGCTTTAATCTTTCTATAAATACTTGCACTTTAATACTAGTATTAGCAAACTTTTCACTTCCAATAAGAATATTATTTAATCCAATTTGAATATCTTTATCTACAACTTCATATTTTTCTGGACCAATTAGATTACCAATATCTGGAATAACAAATTGTGCTTTTGTTGTATAATCTGCGATAAGAACTCTACCAACGCTTTGATTCTGAAATAGATTTTGCATGGCTTCAAGATTTTTTTGATTAATACCACCATTATCAGGAGTATCTCCCATAGTAATCAAAAGAACTGCTTGTTGCATAGTTCTTGTAATTGCCATATCCATTTTTTTCATTTCTGCTTTCCAATTGATATCTTCTAATACTGGAAAACCCATTGGAACTGCAAATGGCTCGTAATCTTGTTTTTTATAAAAAACTGCGCAAAGTCTATTTCTATCTAATGGTAGAGTTAATACTCCGACTGTTCTTTGTTTAATTAATTTTTGTGTTTCTGGAGGAAGACTTTGCAAAACTTCCTTGTCTTCATCTGTTTTAGGCTCTTTTAATCTTTCTAATTCATAATCACTTAATACTTTATAATATCTTCCTAAAGAAAAATTAATAGTTCCAGCTATTTGAATGTCTGATGGATTTAACATTATATATCTAGCTGGTAGATTCACCGATGCTGCTTTTGATGTATTCAAACCAAATGTTTGAGTGATTTTATCTAAATCATCATCTCTAACTTTTGTATCAAATCTATAAATAAAAACGTTTCCACTACGATAATATTCTCTAAAAAATTTATCTTGAAAATCAAACAAATTAATTTTCTTAAATAATGCTGAAAAGAAATCTCTGCTCTTTTGACTTCCGCCTTTAAAGTAAATATTGCTACAAGAAAACTCTGTCATTAAATCGATAGTATTTCTAAAAATAGCAAAATTATAATAACATTTTTGACAAAGAATAACCGCGTCGCGGATATTCATATTAGAATTAGCTTTTACGCCAGTAGAATATCTGAAAGGAATAAGTCCATCATCAATATTTTTATATCTATCAGTTCTTGCAATAGTCGATGCAGCATTTCTTCTGACAGAAGTATAGCTTGAATCACCTGAATTTGATCCAGAAGCCTTAACTTCGTAGGATGCTTCAGATACCATTATAGGTTGGATATCTGCACTTTTGGTATCTTTTGATTCTTTTTTAGATTTTTTAGCCATTTTACTTCAAATATTACACATTATCCAAGCATTATTGGCGAAAAAGTTACGGATTCTTGTTCTTTAGGACTATTCATTATATCATTATAACATTTTATAGCCCAATTCGCTAACATAAATGCGGAATAATTGTCTTTTCTAGCTTTATTTGCCGAAGCACTTCTTTTTAAATGTTGAGGTAAATCAAAGCTTTGCGTTCCCCTGCTTGTAGAAGAATGTTCGATTAGTACGCATTGTTTTTTAGTTTGATATATAAAATCATCTTGATTTTCTATAAAATCTAATATACCCCAATCTTTTTTATCTTCAGTTTTCATTAATTCGATTGGAATATTTAGTCCAATTGTTTCATTAAATGCTTTTTCATCAGATGCAGTTCTACTTGCGAACCATACTTTTTTATAATCTATACAAGCTTGTAAATGTTCGTTAGCCTTACGAATAAAATTTGTAGTAAATACTTGATTAAAAGATATTTTTTTATTTTCTAAATTATATTGATTTCTTGCTACTCTTAATTGATTTTCGTAATCTTGACCCTCTAGTTCTGAATTAAAATCAAAAACTTTAATTTCCAGATCTTTCGATTTAAATAAAGAAGATTGATTGCATGCAGCTAAAAAAGTATCTGCTCCTGCATTATCAAGAATCATAAATACAATATTAAAATTAGTTAATATATAATAAAAATAATTAACATGATTTTTTAAATTGCCAAGTCCTGCGTAAGTATGTACCAAAACTCCTTGTTTTTTTTCTTCATCATATTCCATAACGGCCATAGCGAAATAATCTGCATTTGGACTATCACTCATATTCGGATCTATACCTAAAATATATTTTTTATTTCGATCTCCTTTCATAAGTGTGTGAGGAGATTCTCCGGTTTTTAGGGTACATTCTTCCATTTTTTTTGCATTAAAATAACTATCACTTCCGTCTGTAAACTGCGCGCAATATTCTCTTAAAAATCCACTATGACTTGATCCGCCAGCCTGAGCTTCCTCAATAATTGTTTTATCAATCATTTCTTCTGGTAGCGCTTCATAACTCATTTGACTTACAAAATAAGTAGCTTCACCTTTTTCTGGACTATTTATTTTTTCGCACCATTCTGTATAAGTCTTGTAAAGATTTTCAAATGTATAGCTTGCAGAAGAAAGTGCTATCATTTTACTGGTATTTTCAAATACCATTCTATCTTCTTCTTTCATTAAATTTTCTTCGATTAGTTTATCTTCAAATTCTCGTATTTCCATTCTTTCTTTAATATTTTGTGGCGCAACTAAAAATGGCATTAATACATTTTTAATAATTTCTTCTGGAAGTAAAAGAAACTCGTCAAGCACTAAAATATTTGCACGAAATCCTCGGATTTTTTCTCCATTCAAAGGGATAGCAACAATACTGCCACCATTTATCTGCCATTCAAATTGATCATTTCTTTTAGTCTTTGCTCCAAAGCATTGACCTAATAATTCTGCTCCGGGACTTTGAACTATTTTTTCTAAATTATTAAAAATAAATCTTGCTGTTCTAAATGTTGGCCCAGCTATAAGAATTTTTGTGTTTGGTTCAAAAATGCATTGAAGAAAACAGAATACAGCTGCCATAAATGATTTACCGCATCCGCGACCAAATACGCACATATTAAAATTTCTATTCATCATGGCTTTTAAATGTATTTCTTGATATGGAGCTAATTTAACTCCACTTATGAGTTCTGTAGAAAATCCGAGATTTGCTCTTAAAAATTTAGCTAGTGATATTTTCGCTTCTTTATCGTTAAGAAAGCCCTTAAGCTGAGATAATTCAGCATTTATATCCTTGACTTCTCTTAAATATTTGTCTGGACAATATATCATAAGACTTTCATATCATATGCTAATTGTAAATCTATTTTTTTATAAAAACATTTACTTGCAAATATTGTTTCTATTAATCTTGTCATTTCTTTTCTTCCGTCTACAAAAAGAAATTGAAGGTTATCGTATTCTTGCAAAAGCTCTCTAACGTTGTGGAAAATATACTCTGGAGTAGCTTTAATTTTTTTACTTATATGAGGAAGATATTGAAAACTTAAAGCGTTTTGCAAAATTTCTTCAACCATTACTATTACATATGAATTATTTTTTTTTGCTTTTTCTATTTCATTTTTGAAACGATCATAATTTTTTACGCTTAAAGTGCTTATAAAATCGCTTAAACTTTTTCTTTCAATAAAACAATTACAATTGTCATTTGAACAAGTATAGTCGCCAAATGATAAAGTTTTAATTTCAAATGGTATATTAAATTTTAACCAACTTTGTTCTCGAGTATCTACATATATTATATCTTTGTGAGTTAATTTATTTTTAAAAAAATCGCCAATTAAATTTGGATGAATAAACTTATTTTCTAAACCTATAGAAGAACACAAATCATAATAATCTTTAAATATCTTATTATAAAATATAATAGAGGGAGCCATTATAGTTCTTAATTCTATTTGAGTCGGAGAATATGTGATATTTTTATTTTGTTTTCTTTTAATTATTATATTTTTGCAATATTCTTGAGCTTTGTCTAATGGTTGTTGTTTTAACCATTTTTTCATGTTATTTTTATCATTGAAATCATTATTTAAATATTGCTCTTTAGTTTTAAAATTAATTAATTCATTAGTTAATAAATCTCTGCGTTCAAAATATTTTTGATAATATTTTACTTTATTTAACCCATAACCCTTTAAAGCAAGATGAAGACTTTTTTCATCTTTAAACTCTTTCCCGTCTATTTTACATATTACGCTCATCCATTTAATATTTCGTCTTTTGAAATACCTAAAATCTTAGATTTAATCTCGTCCATTGTAGAAAGTCTGTCGATTTCTTTTTCAACTACTTGTTTACGCATCTCTGCCATTTTAATAAGTTTATTTCTGCTATCTTCTTCTTTCCACATTTGAACAAGATTAATAATTGAAGCTGTTTCTTTTACTTGTTTGCTTAATTTATCGCTTCGTTTTACTTTAAGGTCATTATTTAATTTTTGTTGTCGATTAACGCAATCATTATATTCTTTTCTTGCAGTATTACTTGCTTCAACAAGAGCCATCGGGATTTTTCCATCTTCTTGAATAGCTAAGTCTATTTGATTTTGAAGAACATTAATTGTTTGTTGAATACTAGACGAAATAACTACTTCAGTGCAAAGAACAATATATTGATCTACTTCTTCTTGAGTTAAGTCACTCTTATCGTAAGTATATCTTACAAAACTACTTTCAAACAATTCTCTATCGCTTTCATTATCATAAATATTAATTTGATGGATGAATCTATGAGTATTCATGTAACCAATAACTGAATTAATATCTTTTTTATGTTTATGCGTCAATTTATTCTTATCAATTCCATCTAAAATATATTTATTAATTTTAACTATCATTCTTTCTTCACTGCGAGGAGGTTTGTATCCTTCTGTTATTGTATTTTCGTTCTCTGTATTATTAAATTTTATATTACTTGGAATATTTTTCATATATTCTAGCACGCTTCTTGTTTCTTGCGATAAATTAGTTAATGATTCGTTTTTAAATAATATTTTTGCCATTTCAAGTCCTGTCATTGTATGGCAATTATTGCTAATATATTCTTTTTGTTCTATTGATAATTCAATAAGACCTTTAGCTTGGTATTCATGGCTTTTTTTGGGTTTGATTTGTCTAGTGGCTAAGAAATTTTTAACAGCTTTACCCTCTTTACTTCTACCGTCCAAATCATCTCTTCCAAAAGCTAATTGAACTAATTCTACTAATGATGGCGGATTTTCTAAACGATTATTCCATTCATTTAATAATTTAAGTTGTTGCTCTTCAGTTAAAATGATAACATCTTCGTTCATGAAATATCAATATCTCCGTTATATAAGTGTTTCTTAACTTTAAAAATAATTATTTTCTTTATATTTTTTATTTGTTTATATCCAGCTATTCGATTTTTTTCACTAGTTCTATATCCCATTAATTTTGCTGTTTGCTCTTCATCTTTACCTTCAACATACAAGTGATTATATACTTTCCATTCAATTGGTTTTAAAATTTTTTGCATTTTACAGTGAATATTTTTTGCTGCCTCATCTAAATTAATATTATTCATCGGCATATCATTTATCTCTTGAGAATGATTTTCTATGCTTACTGTTAATTTTGTATCATGTGCGTTTTTTTTAGTTTTTTCCCAATTTGCAAATAAGGGGCAAGAACTACATTGATTTTTATAAATTGCACATCCATCTTCTCCATCTGCTGCAGCACATTTTAAACATGGTCTTGTAAAATTACTATAATTATTTCTTATTAAATTTTTTATTTGATTACTAATAATTCTATTAACCCATGGAGCTAGTGGTTTTTGAGAATCATAAAGATGCCATTTTTTATAAATATGGATTCTTAATATTTGAGAAACATCATTAAAATCCATCCAATTAATGGCTGTTAAATTCCATTTATTCTTTCTTTTAATAATTTCAGAATTTATTTCAATGATACAATTTTCAAACGTAGGCTTTTTATTAGCCATTTTTTTGCACCCTATTTTTTGGTCTAATTGAACCAGCTTCTCGTGCAAAATCTTCAAGAAATTTTTTTCTTTCGGCTTTTGTTATTTTTTTGCCTTTTTGTTTTGGGCCTTTTGTTCTTGACGAAGGATCTGAAGTGCCTAAAATATTACCTATTTTTTCGCTTTTTGATTGGTCATGAATTATTTCACAATCAATTTTAGAAATTTCTGGAACATAATCAATATCAGATCCCTCATCATCATCTTCTAAATCTAGATGTTCCTTTTGAACTGGACGAATTTTAGAAATAGTTTGTTTTTGTAATTGAACTTTATTAACCACGAGTTTTTCAAAAGCATTACCGCAATGACTACAAAATTTTGGCTTATTTATTGAATAACTTGTAGGACCACCACATTCTGCACAATATATTTTAAGCATAATACTGATTATACTTTAAATTAATTAAAATTTCAATTATTTAAGTTCTTCAAATTTTTCAATAATATATGCTAAAATATCATTTCTCATGATATCTTCTCTACCAAATTTAAATGTATGTATACCTTTATCTGAGCTTTTCTTATCATCAAAAAGGTTGTATATTTTTTCAAATCCACTATTTTTAATATCAGATTGACGAATATCTCCTATTAAAATCAATTTACTGAACCTACCCATTCGAGTGGTAATAAGCAATAAATCATGGACACTTAAATTTTGAGCCTCGTCACATATAATATAACTAGCATTAATACTAAGTCCTCTTAAAAAACCTACTGGTAATCCTTTAACTCGTTCTTGCTTTAAAAGCATATCTACTTGATTCTTTGGAAGTAATTCGTAAAGTTTGTCCATTAAAGGCTGAAGATATGGATCTAATTTGCTATGAAGATCACCTTTAAGAAAACCTAAATTATGAGAGGAACTTTCCACAGGGTTGCGAACATAGAATATTTCACCTATTTTTTTACTATTTATAGCATTTAGAGCTGCATATACGCTAAGAAGACTTTTCGCTGTTCCTGCTGGGCCTTTGCAGAATACCATTTTAGTATTCTTGTCTTGAAGTAATTGAATGAATTTCTTTTGATTATCTGTCCATTGTAATTCGCGAATATTCAAAAACCCTTCAATTTTATCTCTTTGAGGAACAGGAACTGACTTATCTTCTTTTTGTTTATGCTTTTTAGACATTATACTTACATGTATATTTACACTACATTTTATATTTAGTGTAAATAAATTAACTGTGGCATATCTCAACGCAAACATACCTCCAATTGAATGTTACGTGCGTGGTAACTATTTAAGAAATCAAGAAGATAGTTTTGATAAAAAATATAGATGTTTAATTTTTGGTGTTACAAGTTTGCCTAGTCAAGTTCCACTTTTTAATTTTCTAATGGAAGATGGTGGGATTTGGTGGCATGCACCTATTAGCGCTTTTTGTTCAGAAGAAAATGCGCCAGATATGGAATTAACTGAGCTAGAACTTTGGGATAGTTTTAGTTATCATATAGCTGTAACAACTTTTTATCTATTAGAAAATAAAGTAGTAAAATATACTGGAAGAAGTGGTAAGGAATATATGGGTAGATATC